AGCCTGACCATACAGGCGGCAACCCGAAAGGATTTGGATGGAATCGTGGATCGTTCTCAGACATTGATGAAGCTGTAGCAAACATTGCACTATGGGACGCAGAGCCCGAGACAACAATTTATTTTTCAGTTGGTTCGTTTGCAAATAACAAAGTGATTCGACCAGATGGTCGTGAAAAGATTGAACGTAAACAAGTTCAAGCAACATGGTTTAAGTCTTTAGCACTTGACCTAGACATTGGTAGTAAGACTCCATACGCAACTAAAGCCGAAGGCATGAAAGCCATGATGCCGGCACTAGCGGCTATCGGTATGCCAAACCCAATGGTGATCTCGTCGGGTAATGGTGTTCACTTGTATTGGCCTTTGACAGAGGCTATCAACAGAGATGAGTGGGAAAAAGCTTCCATTGCATTTCGTGTTGCATTAGAAGAACAGGGAGTTGTAATTGACACATCAAAAATTCATGACCCATCAATGGTGCTTCGACCCGTCGGCACGCACCACAAAAAACAACAGCCATGGAAAGATGTCAAGTGTGTTGCGGACTGCCCAGACTACGATGCGGCTTCGCTCTTCACAATCCTCAAGCCATGGTTCGATAAAGGTGTCGCCAACAAAAAGGCTAAGGCTTCAAAGAAAGGCGGCCGGTCTGCGATTCTTGAAGCGGTGCTCAACTCAAACAATGTCAATATCGACGCTGTCGCGGAGCGATGCAATCAAGTTAAAGCGCTTGTTGAATCCGGTGGCGTCTTGGATGCAGATGGTAGGCCCGTTGATGAACCAATATGGCGTGCTTCTCTTGGCCTAGTAAGGTACGCAACGGATGTAAAAGAAGCTGTTATCAAGATTGCAGGTAAGCACAAGGACTTTGATCTCGATGACAACATGGCTAAGCTCGACAAGTGGAAAGGTACCGGCCCGACTACATGTGCGAAGTTTGAACAATTCTGCGCGAAGGGTTGTGAGGGATGCCCAAGCCGCGGAAACATTACGAGCCCTGCACAGTTATCTGTCGTCACTGAGATTGAAGTAGTTACTGAGGAAGGCGAAGAGTTTTCGTTCACGCTACCCAAAGGATACGTCATTCAGAACGGCCAGATCATGCGTGAGGTCAAGACTGAAATTACAACTAGTGATGCAAACGGCAACGAGGTAGCCCAAGAGGTTGTTGAGTTCGACCACGTGTGCCAGTATGAGATACATATCACTGGTGTATATCACGACCGAGAGAGTCGCAAATCAGCATTCAAGATGCTTGTTAAATACCCAATGACGGGTTGGAAAGAGACAGAGCATGAGATGTCAGTGCTCGCAACAATCGGCAGAGATTTTTCTTCGTTTTTGCTGAATGAACAAATCTATGTAAAGAACGCAGGTCAACAAGAAAAAGTGAGGAGTTATTTAATGGATTACTTATCTATGGTGCAACAGCAAGCGCCTACTGGTTTGGACTTTATAAATTTTGGATGGCAGAAAGATGGCTCTTTTATGTGTGGCAAGACTGTTCTAGGGTCTACCACTGGAGCAACAGACACTCGTCTTCGCGGCCCTGCCGCAAGATACTCAGAACTGATTGGGCCGCATGGTGAACGCTCTGAGTGGGTACGTGCTATGGAGCTGCTCAATTTGCCCGGCACTGATAACATTCGTGCATCAGTTCTTATGGCGACAACTGGTATCCTTGGCAACGTTGCCGGTAACGCAACAGCGATCGTTTCAATTTATTCTCACTTGTCTACAACTGGTAAGTCACTGTCTCTCATTGCGGCTAACAGTTTGATTGGCATGCCGAAGGAGTTGTTCTTAAGCCAGAAGGATACAGCTAACGCCTTTTACAAGATGCGCGGCGTGCTAAACAATCTTCCCTGTGGCATTGACGAGCTGACAGCGGCTGATGATCTTGAAGTGCGGGACATGGGGTATACCCTAAGTCAAGGCCGTGAGAAAATTACTCTTACGAAAGAACGTGAAATCCGTGAACCTGCAACATGGTTCTCTCCCACATTTGTAAGTACTAATATTTCTCTGTACCAGAAGTTTGAAAACGCTCAGGCAAATAATGAGCCGCTTAAAGTTAGGTGCTTGGAGTTGCAACAAAGCGACAGGATATTTGTCGACACCAGAGAAGACGGCAGTAGCAATGGTTATGAGTTCTTTGGTATTGTAGAAAAGAACAATGGTTGGGCATTCCCTGAATTAGTGCAAGTTGTGATCGACAGGGGTGGCCCAGAAGTTATCTGGAAGTGGTCACAAGAGTCGTTTGATAAAACGTTTGGGTTTGTGTTTGAGCCGCAAGAGCGGTTCTACAGGACGCTACTCATTGCATCATGGGGCATGGGCCGCATAGGACAGGCTCTGGGGCTGTTTCCGTTCGACATTAAGGCTACGCTAGAGTTTTTGATTGAACACGTTAAAAAGACCCGTCAGGCCGCGATTGATAACAAGGTCGATGTGTTCGACATAATTGGTCAATACCTCATGGAACACAATGATCGTCTGGTGCATTGCACTGAGGTATACGGCTCCAACAAAGAGCAGGTTACACAGCCGGCACCGGACAAAGCCGTGGCACGTATTAAAGTTGTCTATGATGCAAAGAACCCCGTTTTGCCCGGTAGCGTGGCGGCGATTAACTTGGCCTTGTTCAAGACATGGCTAGGCAGGAAACAAGACAGCTCAGACCGCATCACGCAGGAACTAGAGGCCAGTGGAGCTTTGATTGCAAAGCGGGAACGCATTACAATGTTTAAAGGTTGCAAGGACAGAAGTCCCGGCCAGACGCACTGCCTGATGGTTAATCTGAATCATCCACGGTTCGTAGCTACGCTGACTGGCACCTCATCCCGAGAGCAAAGTCCTGTACTACTGGCTGTTCTAAACGGCGCGGCTGTGGGACAATAAGCCATCTTTTGTAAGGACAACTATCATGGCACGTGACTACAAAAAAGAGTATGCTAATTATCAGGGTAAACCCGAACAGATCGCTAACCGATCTGCGCGGAACTCGGCTCGTCGGCAACTGGAAAATAAAGGCATCGTTCATAAGGGCGACGGCCTAGACGTAGATCATAAAAAGCCTATTGCCAAAGGCGGTGGGAATGGCGGAGGTAATCTCCGCGCTATCCCTAAGTCTGCAAATAGATCGTTTGCAAGAACAAAATCAGCAGGCATGAAGTAATGTAGTTGACATAAAGCCTAGGCAAAATAGTGGTATGAAATACCAAGTTGTCCGTGTTGACACTAGCTTGCCTGCAGAGGTACAGCTACTTACTTGGTTGCAAAAATTATGTCTCCCCGATTGTCCTGTTTATGAAATTACAAAAGATAGCTACTGGTTCATTGCTTACTCAGAGCACGGTGAGGCGGCTGGCTTCGCTGGCCTTGCTCCCTCTAGTCGTTGGAGCGACTGCATGTATATGTGTCGTGCGGGTGTTATTAAAGCTCATCGAGGACAGGGACTCCAGAAGCGGCTTATCCGACAGCGCATTAAACTTGCCAAAGCGTTAGGCATGAACTGGGTAGTGACCGACACTAACTACAACACCCCATCGGCTAATAACCTGATAGCAACAGGCTTTACGTTGTTTGAACCGAGAGACCCTTGGGGTTTTGAAACGGCTTTGTATTGGAAGTATCGGATCAAGCATGCCGTATAAAGACCCCGAAGTTCGCAAGCAAAAAAATAGGCAGTACCAAAGTACGTACTACGAGAAGAACAAGGCTACTGTACTTGCTGCAACTAAGGCGTCGGTTAAAAAATATAAAGATCAGTGGCGAGAATACAAAGCCACTTTGTCATGCGTAAAGTGCGGGGAAAACCACCCTGCCACTTTTGACTTTCATCACATCGACAGCAGCACCAAGGAAGTCTCGGTCAATCGCTTAGTCAAGTACCGTGCTTTTAAGAGAGCCATGGAAGAAGTTAAAAAGTGCATAGTGCTCTGCGCTAACTGCCACCGCATACACCATCACGAAGAACGAGAAAACAAGAAGGCCAAGAAGAAGGGGGCCGGAGCCCCCTGATATCACTCTTTGTCAGCGGCTTCTTCAGAAGCTGCAGCAATTTCACCGTCAATCTCTTCTTCAGTGTCGGCTTCGTCTTCGTCATCAAAGTCAATATCTTCGACAGCTACGTACTCAACAGCCCAGCCGTATGCTTCTTGGAAACGCACGAACTCTTGGAAGATACTAATGACATCAAAGTCTTGTGTTTCAATACTGATCTTGTTGTTGTTTAACCAACCAAATTCCATCTCGAATTTCATGATATATCCCTAAAAAGGTAAACAACCACATCGGTTGCAGATCAATACTACGTCGGAATTGTGACAACAAAAAGGAGCCGAAGCTCCTTATTTGGTCTTTGCTTTTGGCTTTACGCCGCGAGCTTTCTGGTCATCACGCACAAGTTTAGTTGCTGTCTTAACAGACACGCCAACCTTCTTTGCAAACTTTGTATCGTGCATAGCGGCACGCATCATGTTGGCTTGCTTATCAGATTTAAACGGCATGATTATTTCTTCTTCGCAGTCTTCGCAGACTTGATGAAGTCAGCTTTAGTTGGGGCACCTTTACTACCAACCTTACGCATCTTTTCACCGGAGCCGTTTTTTATACGTTCCTGTTTTGCATTAATGTTGGCATAGAGACCGGGTTTCATTTCTTCTTACCCTTGTGCATACCGGGCTCATATTTCTTCTCCATTGCAGCATAAGCTTTTTTGCTAGGAGCCATTTTCTTTTCAGCAGCTTCGTTCTTCTTGGTCTCTGGACCTTTGAACGGGTTCATCATTTTCTTTGTAGCCATAGTGTTCACCATTTAACTTTGTCGGCCCAATAGGCGGCTGACATTTTGCCTTTTGCAATGTTCTTGGCGTGACGCGCCTTGAACGCCTCGTTTCGAGCAGACCCATCAGGACTGCCCTGAACTCCTTGTTGGCCAAAACGAATTGTCTTAACCTGATC